GTAATTCTCCAGTACCACAACCCCGTTCCATGCTGTGGTTTCATGCGACCTTCAAAGAAGGTTGAACGGACGTGATGTTTGATTATTTTATATTTTTAAAAAATACCTGGGATCAATTGGCCAGTTGTTATGTAAGCTCCAAGAGCTGACACTACTCCTATCATAGCAAGCCGACCATTAAGTGTCTCTGCATCTAGATAGAAATCTTGATCTATTACTTGTACTTCAGGTTCGGTTGCAAATCTATTCTGTCTGCCGCCATCTTCAGTTGTAGTAGTCATTAGTAATAAAGAGTAAAAGTTCGTGTTGGCCGAGGACGATCTTTCGGGTCAGCCGCTGTACATCCAACCATTACATAAATACTTTCTTACTTTTGGCGGGTAGCCACGATGTAAATAAGTCCATGTAGCAGGGAAAATAACTAAACTACCGCACTTAGGTTGTAGTTTAGTGCCATCTAAAAATTCTGTATAACCTTCGTCTGATTTCTTAATAGTATTAAGGTACCACATGAATACATATATTCTAGAACCTCTTACATCAATTGTGAAATCATTATGCCAGTCATAAAAACCGTTAGGTTCATACCGCTGTAATTTATATCCTCCATCTATTAATGAAGATATATTTGGTAAGCAACCTTTATGGATATCAGTTATATAGTCTTGGTATTCTGTTAGCCCTAACTTTAAGGCGTTGTAGAATACGCTGTCCTCCTCTTTCCACTTATCATTTTTAGGGTGTAGTTTAAAATCTTTTGTATCTTTAACAGTTTTATCTACACCACGACCAGTTTCACCATCTTCTTTATTAGGTTCTTCATCAAATTTTTTGATTATTTTTTTGCAGAAGGATGGAGTTAATGATTTAGGTTTTACCCAAATAAAATCTGCAATTTTTAAATCCATTAGAACTTCACATTAGAACGATCTAATTTTTCTATTAAGTCTTGTCTATAAGCTGGGTCTCTATCATATCTTTCATCACTCATAGCAGCAACAACTTCTGCTTGACTTCTAAAGACTTCCTTTGAAGTTGTTGGAGGTTTGCCTGTTAACATAGTTCCTTCGTATCCGTTTACACTTTCGTACTGAGCTTTCAATCCATTGACTGCTAACTTAATAGCACCCACATTACCTGAACTAATCAGTTCATCGAAAGATGCTACATCTGACTTGTCTAGATTATCAGCTGCCCATTGTACTAATTCACCATACTGTTTTTCTCCACCAGCTACTGCTCTAACTTCAGATATATCTTGTGTTGTTAAATCTTTAGTTGTTTCAGGTGCTTGTTCAATAGGGTTAGCTTGTTGTGCTTGTAAATAAGCTGATAATAAATCAGACCCACTCATCTCACCAAGCTTAGCTATAGTATCTTCAGACAATGATTTATCATTATCCCAATACTCAGTTGCAGCTTCATTAACTAACGCAAGTGCTGGAGAATCTTCTGTAGTTTCTTCCTTTTCTTCAGACGTTTCTTCTCCGTCAGTAGTCTCGGTGTCCCCAGTTGATTCGCTATCTTCAGTGCCTTCTCCTCCCAATTTTTTTTGGAGTTCGACATATGCTTTTTCTAAATCTTCTGCGTTCTTATATTTACCAGCAAGTAATTGTTCTTGCTCTTGTTGCATAGCCTCCCCAACTTGGAGAGACTCTTGTTCAGCTTCAGTTAAATTATCTTCTGTTGTGATGCTATCAGTACCCGCATCATAGGTCATTGTTTCTGCCATTATTCTTCAGGTGGTTGTGTAACAGCATTTAAACTAGCATTCTTAGTTGGATCAACTAGAGGAGCATTAGCCATCTGACCTGCTTGATCCATTAAGGATTGCTGAGCTGCCATCTGTTGTGCTTGTGCTTGTTCTTGCTGTATTTCTTGTTCAGTCTTAACTAGATTTAATACATCTATACCTTGGGCAGTAGCTAATCTCTTGATAGCTTCTGATGGATTAATGTATTGCATCAATGCTTCTGGTCCTAATGTCTGAGCAATAGTACCTATGAATTGTGTAAGACTTTCTCTATCCTGTCCTCTACCTAATGCATTTACACCTGCCACAATTTGTGGACGTACTAAATCTTTAGGTATAGTAGGTATCTCTTTACTACGTTGTAGAATTAAAAGAGTTCTATTTAAATATGGTATTAAGAATTCAATGGTTAACAATGAGAAGATCCCACCTAACTGTTGTTCTAATTCCATCTGCGTGAGGCGTACCTCTTCCGCAGTTGTGCGTTCTGATTGTCTGATGTTCAGTTGCATGAACGCTTCTGCTATTCTTCTCTCTAACTGTTGAGCCATGTTAGCTGCAGTTGAGAAGTCAGCAGTTTTACCTACCTGTATAACAGCAACATCTTCAGGTCTACCCTGAACGATTGCACCGTTACCAGCATCGGCTATAGTCTTCGGTTTAGTAGTCGATGAGGGTGATACAAGGAACACTACCTTAGCAGCTGCTGCAGAGCCTTCTACTAGTGCCTGAGATAATCCTTCTAAGGATCTCAAGTCACCAATAAATTCCTCTACTCTTCCTCTACCATAATCTTCACCATCTACTGTATTGAATCGGAGAACTAACCATGGACTTGCATTCTTTGGTGCTGTGCTACGGCTATTAGGTAGGATTTTATCATCCGCCTCTTGATGCCAGACCCAACGACCACTTTTGCTTTCCAATTTGACACAGGTATACACCTCTACGTCTTCTCCATCTGAGCCTGAGTTACCGCCAGCAACATTGTTGGGTTCGGGATCAGGTAGCTCAACACCTAATACTTTTCTACTTATCAGTTCCTTTGTAACTATTTCTAGGACGTTACCATTTCCATCTCTGTTGACAACATAGCGATTCAATGGGAAGTGTTTTAAACCATCCTTACCCATAAAGATTAAAGCATTACCACCTACGATTAGGTGCTTGAGTGCTTGGTGTACTACTACTCTATCACTAGAAGCTGCGATGTAGTCCATGATCATTCTCTCTATCTTGGAGAAGGATAAGTCTAATTCACTTCTAACTTCTTTAGGTAGTTCATCACCTAGTTTATCATCTCTTACCTGTAGCTTAAAGAAGGAAGTCTGAGGAGGTAGTAACGCTAGCATTAATTTTGCTGCTAATGTTACTACTGCCTTAGCTCCTACACTTTGCCACGGAGTAATTAAATGTCTATGATTAATCTTTAAGTTTAAATCATCTTGTATTAGATAAGGTAACGTGAGTTTAGAACATTCAACTGCAGTGTCCAGAAACTGAGAACGTTCTGAAGTTAATTTGTTGTATCTCTCACGTGCATTCATCAGTTAACACCTCCAGTGTCGCCTCCACCAGTACCACCTGTATTTATATCAGGGTCTAATGGTATTCTTAATTCTTTTGTACCTTGAGACATTTCGTTTCTAGGTTTCTTCTGTTTATTTTCCCTGACCTGTGGGTTTATGTCTGTCTCAACATTCTCTTGCTCTGGCAACGGTCTCTGCGGTGGCGCAGGTGGCGGTGGTGGCGGTGCCAAAGGTGGCGGGTCAGGTATGTTAACAGTGTATCCTCCTCCTCCCCAGCACATTAGATTTCTTCCTCCATAATGTTATTAATGTAATCAATGACGCTGGCTTGACCAGCTCTGTACATAATCGACTCAATACCTTCCTTTGGGTGTACAGGTTTCCAAGAGAAATTCTCATCTAACCTAGCTAGAAGTTTATCTAACCTAGCGTTGTGTAGTTTAAGAGTATTGAGGGAGATTTGTGTTTGCATGTTCAAAGAAAGCTGGCATACGTCCTCGTTGTGTCTCAGAAAAACTTGGTGCTTTTCCTTCATACATTAAGCGATCTGACGCATCCAGCCAAAAATTTTTGTCCAAATATTTATCGTAGGTATTTTTACCTAGTGGTTGCATTATCCAGTTAATAGTGGCTTTCCTAAGTTTATCCAAAGAAGGAGAAGCAGATAGACCCAACTCAGCACATACAAGAGAATTAGTTCCGACGTGGATCTGCTCGTCCCTTGAGATGTCGGCAGATACAGTACGAAGAGCAGCATCCCCATTAAACCTAAAGAAAGGGAGTAGAACAAAGAAGATTGCTCTTTCAGCCACGAGAGCTTTAGTAATTGTATGGTCAGGGTGTGATATCCAAGCATCTCTTAATAACTTCCCCTCATTTTCTGACTGTGAATCTTCTCCATGGGCATCTACTATATACTGCAATGCTAAATCATGCCTTTCCTCGTCCTTAACATTTGATTCAAGGAGTTCTCTGGCATTATTGGGAACACTCTTCTCCAAGCCTTCACGAATGAACGCTCCAACAGGGAGCTCCATATGACGTATTGAGAGCGCACGTTTGATGGTTTCTTCCGCACCTTCTTTTACCTTTCCTTTAGTGGGTTGGACAGGTGTCCATTTTCTTTTTCTTTCTAATAATTTATCGTAGGGATGTTTTCTCATCATTCTTGACAGTCACAGGTTATCGGCTCGTTTCCGAGAATATCCTGTAAGTAATCATCGACTTCTGCTTTATCTAATGCTGCATACGCATCGCTTTTATCTTGCACGTCGCTCATCACTTGCAGGGAGTAGTAAAGGGAGGTCTGGGGTGATAGTAACCACTCTTCTACAAAATTCCTATCATAAGTCACTACATCGGACCATGAATTAAAGGAATAACCGTGAAGAAGTCCCGTCTTTTCTAACATTATCATTAGTTGATCTGCTACTTTCTTGTAAGCATCCCAACCAACTTCACTAGCGATTTCTACATCGCCATAATCATAAGATTGTACACCAAAAGTACCACTGTCTCTATCAACAGTACGGCTTATTGGAGGTGCAATTTCTGGCGTAGAAGTAAATCCATCCAGATCTTGACTCCTATATGAACAGGAGGCAGTAGGTGCTATTGCAAAAGCACGTACCATTTTGTTTTGTTTTGCTATATATGCTGCACCTTCTATACCTTCTTTCAAAGCAACTGCAATTTCAAGTGCATCATTCTGTTCATGAGGCATTCTATTATTAACAGCTAGTAACGCATCTCCAAATTGAGCATACGTTACGTTATATCGTCTGAGGAGGTTGGCCAAGCCAAGCATTCCGAGCCCAACTTGCCTGTCGATGTCCGAGGATAAGTACTCTCCAGACCCTCCAACACCTGTTCTGCCATGGAGATCGCACAACTCGGACATACCTTGAGTGAAAGCCTCTTGTATGTCCCGTGTTGTACAAGCTGAGAGATTGCAATGTTCGAGCAAGCATGTTCCTCGTGAGGGCAAATAAACCTCAAGACAGACATTGCCGTATATTCGTTTGCCATGTTCGTACTTTATTTTGTTAAGCCAGATGTCTCCGGACTTAATCCCTTCAAGGAGGGCGTCTTTAACTGTGGAGTTTGTGGAGTTCCAAAGTCCGGGGTCGAGGTCGACACACCTTTTAATCCACGGAGCATCATGCCTTCCAAGCTGCACGAACTCAAGAATATCGGGGTGGTTAATATCAAGGTGGACCACAACAGCCCCGTTCTTGTAATGCCCACCCCTGCGAAGTGTTTCATTTAATACTGAATAAATTTTTGCAAAGGAAACTGGACCACTTGCTGTAAGCCCTTTCCCATTCTCGTGACCTTTAGGTCTGAGTTTTGATAGGTGTACAGCACACCCTGCCCCATGTCTTAATGCATGGGAAGCAAACCGCCAGCTAGCTTCGATGCCTTCTGGACCCTCCATGGAGTCCTCAACAACGAATACTGTGCAACTGACGGGTAAGCGAGATTCTGGATTATCCAACCATTGTTGGACCCGACCAGTGCGAGAGATAAGTTCTGCTGACATTAAACTAAGTCTTCTAAGTTTGGTGGTTTGTAGTTTGGTCCTTTAAGAACCTTCCCATCTTCACGGTAGATAGGGTTACCGTCTTCATCTAATTTAGACATATTGCTTTCATGTACTCTGTGTAAAGCTTCATCTAAGAACCAATTCATATTCTCAGCGTATTGATAGCATACATAAACTAGATCAGCTAGTTCTTTTAAACATTCTTCCTGAACATTTTTACCATGTCTAAAGAGAAATCCATCAGCCTCTAGGAATTCTTTGAACTCCTCAACAATCAGATTTTTCTGATATGAAGTCGTCTGCCGATCCGTCGAGTTCTTTAACCGGTACTTCGTACGGAATTCCTTGGCTTGCTCGGAAATAAATGTCTTTTTCATGGTGGAGTTCGTTTTCTAAATAATGGATTGCTTTTTCTAAGTCTTGTATTTTGCTATTTGTTTTGTAACCTGCTCTGCAGACATACTTGATAGCATTACCAAGGTGGAAGTTTAGTCCCTGTTCTCTAATAAAATCCCAAACATCGCTGGAACCTCGTTGATAGTAGGATGGACCTTTGGCCATTTTTCAATTAAATTGGTGAGTGAATTTGCCATTACAAAGTTTTGTCGTTGTAAGGCTAGGAAAACCGTGGCAACATCTTTCATGTCTATGTCATCACGGTCTAATGCTATTTCAAGCTGTCTTAGTTTTAGGTCTTGCTCCATCGTTAACTTTGTAATCGGAGGAGGGATTCCATAAGATCGGTTGTTTCTTGTCGAAGTCATAATCATCTACTGTTAGTATACGTGCAAGTTGAGCATTCACTCTAGCTGTTAAAGCAGTATAACCTTTTTCTTGAAAAGCATCTACTACTGTTTTCCAGCTGTAACCTTTTTCTTCAAACAAAGCTGTAGCTCTTTTAACTCCAACTCCTTCAAGTCCTTTATAACCATCTGTTTGATCCCCAGCCATAGTCTGAATCAGATGCCATTTAGCACCATCCTCTTTACTGACTGTGAATACCTCATCAAAGTTATATAATTTCCCCGGTATTTGTCTCATGTCTTTATCAGGAGAGACGATCATATTACCGGGGTATTTTGTAGCGTAGATACCCATGGCATCGTCAGCTTCGAGTGTAGGTTTAATGATAACCTTGTACTCTTTCTTTAGTTCGTTAATAACACGCTTGTATCCACAAGGTTTCTTACGGTTCCTGTGACCTTTATATTCAGGTAATATTTTCTTTCTAAAATTCTCACTATCTGAGAAGAATAGTATTACATCAGAGAATGACCCAAATTTGTCTTTAATTCTGGTAAGTTCTCTAGTAGTTGCGGTGTAAGCGTCACTAAAGTTACTAGTGACAACGATAACATCATTACCGAAATCAAGTTCAGTTTCTGTAGCAGCGCAGTTTTTGTAGACGATGAAATCTGCATCTATTAATAATTTCATAAATTAGTGGGTGTCTGCCCATGTAGCCCCATCTTTGGCTTCGGCTGCTACTGGGATTCGCATGTTGTAATATTCTCCTGCTTCAGCAGCGGAGAGAATAAGAAGATGTTTGAGATCATCAACATGTTCTGGTTCAGATTCGTACTGCAACTCGTCATGAATAAAAGCGAGCTGGTTACAGTGTAAATCCATTTCTTTGATATGGTCATAAGTGATAACCATCCATTTCTTTGCTACGATTGCAGCCGACCCTTGCAAAAGGTAGTTTAAACTTTTATGTGCCTTATCTACTAGGATCTTTCTCTTATCTAGTCCCAGTACATAGCCCCTCTCACTAGCCTTGTGTACGCCTTCCAAGAGCTCTTTAAGTCCCGGTATAGCTTCGATATATGCTTCCCTAATTTCTTTACCCTTCTTTCTTGCCTTGTTCTCGGAAAGCTGTTTGTCATAAGAGTGTCCAATTTTAATATCACCCGCCCCATAAAGAAAGGCATAAGTGACTGTTTTTACTTGTTTACGAGTGATTCCAATTTTGTCTGCATTTTCTTGGTGTATGTCCCCTTCGAGAAGCACTCTAGCATATCTTCCTCCATCAAATCTGCCGAGATAGTGAGCAAGCATACGTAGCTCAATCCCGCTAAGGTCAGCAGAAGCCATTCGTAAACCTGGACTAGCAATAAACAAACGTCTAAATCTTTCATCACTTGGAACTTGTCCGAGATTCGGAGTACGGTGTGCACATCTAAATGTAGCTGTTGCTACTGAACAATGATGATGAATCCTACTAGACGTCGTAACAAGCTTCTGCCATGCGTTCACGCCTTCTGATATCATCCCTAACTGCTTCGTCAGAGTTAGTAGTGTCAAGAACTGAAGAGCTATATCCGTCCCAATATCCTTTAATACGGTCTCGTCTATAACCGCCTTCCCTGAGTTCGTCATTAATGAAGGCGTCCAACCATAGTGTGTTTGTAGTATCCACGATATATGATCCCTTGAAGTAGGATTAAAGTCTTTTAATTTTGTAAGGGTTGCTCCTTCAACGTAACCCGTTCTTGAGTTAGTTCGTTTAGGAGTGAATTCTGTTCCTTTGACGTAAGGATACCTGTTTCGTAATACTTTACAAGTGTCTTCATACTCTTTTCTGAGAGTAGATTCAAGCTCCCGTGCAGCTTGTTCATCAAAGTACCATCCATGGATTTGTTGTTGGGTAAGGATTTCTGCTACCTGATGTTCTAGCGTGATCCATTCAGG